CGATGAACCTCAAAGGTACGTAGTTCTTGCACTCTACATGAGGGACCATCCTTGGATGATCAGGGCCCCATTTCGAGTATTTCGCAAAGCCACTCAGACCGAACTCCCTTTCGAACCAGTCAAGAACCGGTTTCGACCAAGAGTACTGCCAGCGAACGACTCTAACGAATTTCTTTGCACTACGTTTCGGTGAGATAAGAGGGGGGAGAGGGGGACGTCCTTTACGTCTAAGGGTCTTCGTGTACGGACCGGGGTTCACATCAAAAGAATTCTTCAAATCCCACACCGGATGAGCAAGAAACTCTAGAGGAACACCTGTCCAACGCCTGACCCTTTCACGTTCTGACTCTGTGTGCGCCTGGTCAACGATGGCGAAGAGATCCTCTCTGGGGGGATCCGCCACCACGACTTCGCAGGACCGAGAAACCCCGGTGATGATAGGCGGTACGGGATCTGATCCCCGCCACCTTCTGAACCAGGACTTTTTCATCAACCCGGTAAAGACGTATCTAGGTATGTTCGCCACGCAAAAGTCCCGAAGGACGATTTCGTGTCGAGCGAGAACCGAGATAGCATACTGGCGTACGCTATGCTTCATCCCTTTCACACCTTTCCACACTTCACCGAGCAAGTCCACACAGTCATTACGGAATGGACGGAGAAAAGAGAGGCAATGCCTCGGAACGAGGCGACCGGAGGGCACATGGAAAGGCTGACTATTCAGGTCGAGCCACGTGTCTGAAAAGCCAGTCTTCTGGCGATTGACTACAAGTCCAAAGGTGGAAGTGACTTCTTCCCAGAGGGAGAAGAATTTACGGTCACCGTTGAACATGCAGTCGTCGCCGTTGAAACGGCCAACCCTCCTAACGCCAGAACCAAAGGTAATGTCGCAGCAGATGTCGTAAGAGGCCTTATTGATAAGGCACAGGATCGGGAAACTCAAAAGGTTCCCCATCATCTGTTTCCTAGTCAATCTATAAAGAGTCTTGCGGCTTTTAGACCACAAATGAAGGTCCCCCACTGCTGCCAACATAATACCTCTCTCTTCCTCAGTGAGATGAGGGCTTTCAGCCAATACACCTGTGATGGCCTCAGTTACCCAAGGCAACACATTGTCAGTGGCAGCCGTATAGTCACCGGAGATGAACGATTCTCCGGATCTACGGTCGTCGACAATCGACTGAAAGTCTCTTTTCTCAACGTCCCCCCTTACACACCAACCAAAACTGGTCAAATGATCGTAGAGCGCCTCGTGAACAGGGGCTAGAACCCTCTTTACACGTGCGCTCTGCATCGTGACTACCCGGAGTTTACCTTTTGTCTTGGCTACGCCTAATCTTAGCTCCGAGATGTTGCCGTAGCAATCGTCTCGGACAGATATGGTACCACCACGAAAAGAGGTCTCCTCCAAACAGCCATTTTGGTCAG